GCACTACCATTAAAACCACTAGATATATCATCTATGATCTTGTAATCTTCATTACTTCTTAAGTCATTTCCTATATAAGCCATAGATAATTAACTGCTATATTCTTTTTCTCCTATTATTTTAAGGTCAGTAATCTTTAGAACTCTTAAGTATTAGGACCATCTGTAGATGGTTGCACGGGCCAAGTGATACTATCAGATGTCTTGTCTTTATAAGTCTGAGGAAGATCTCTGAGATTCTGCCTGTATGCAGACCATTGAGCCTGATCAACGGTAGATCCAGGTGTTACAGTCCAATCAGTAGATTTTAATAAGTAATTTCTTTTCTTTCTTACATTTTCCCAAGTATCATCTTCTAATTCCAATACTTTATATTCATTTATTTTCTCATCTAAAGAAGCAACTTCAGCTTTAAGTATTTTAAATTCAGCTAGTAAAGTTGTAAGATCACTATTACTTGTTAAAGCCATTTTATGTCTGTTCTAGATAACTTACAGCAGCATCCAATGCACTTGCTGTCCCTGCATTTATTCTTAAAACATCACTAGATTCCATTATTATTTTCGAACCACTGATTATTTCTAAAGAAGACCCTGCAGGAACTGGAGCATTTTTAATTAAAAAAACATCATCTCCTGAGTTAGTAACTAAAAAAACATCTACATTAGCACTGGTTCCGGTCTTATTAGAAACAAGACAACTTAGTAAAACTAATGTTGCTGAACCTCCTGCAGTAACAACATTAGTATCAGTGCTGCCTGTTCCTGAATTACTGACTGAAGATTTAGTATCAATTTTAAAGGTGTTTGCCATATTATCCTAAAGCTAGTATGAGAGCGAGTTGATTCGAACTATCTAAAGTTCCGGTAACAGTCAAGTTTCCTGTGACAGAAAGATTACCATTATTTGGAATCGTGATCGCACCAGATGAATCTATTGTAAGCCTTGCAAATCCACCAGTCACAAGTGTTATCTGGTTAGGACCAGGGCTCATTATTCCTGTATCCGGATCTCCTGCAAACTTTAATGCACAGCTAGATAATGAACCTAATGCAAGGCTGGAATTACTCGCATCTTCTTTTAATAGAGGAAACCCTCCAGCTTGTGTTGCATCATGAATACAAACAGTTCGTTTTTCAGTGTCTACAGTTATCTCACCAACTGCTCCTGTGAAAGCGGAGTGCTGACCGGTTGTTCCTCTTCTAAATTGTACTTGGGTTGCCATAATACTATCCTAAAGCCACTGCTATTGCGGTGGCAAAACTTTCAGTTGCTATAGTTGAATCTACAGCCACTGTAACTGTGTTACCAGAAGCACTTGTATCTATGCCTGTACCTCCTGAAAGCTGTAAAGCCTCAGAATCCAAATCAATAGCAATCGTTCCAGAATCTGTAGTTACATCTAAATCTTCAGCAGTTATCTGAGTTTGTACATATGCCTGTGTTGCTATAGTTCCATTCGCATCCGGAACAGTTAATGTTCTTGTAGTGCTACCAGATATTCCTGAGCATTCAAAAGCTAATTGTTTTGTATTATCTGAGTTGTCTCTAATCCTGAAGCCATTATCATCAGTTACTACAGCACTGGAAGTTATAGAAGATAAACCAGTAATCGTCGTATTACTAGTGCCCAGGGCAATAGCAGTAGTACCAATAGTAACAGAACTGTGAGCAAGTTTGGCGTTGGGAATAGCATTAGTACTAAATTCTCCTGTACCCGAATTGTAAGTTAGACCAGATCCAGAAGCAACACTTAGTGTACTTAACAATGCAACTGTACCTGTAGCATTAGGTAAAGTTATTGTTTTATCAGAACCGGAAGCATCGGCTGCTGTAAATATTATCTCATTTGCATCAGCTGTAGAGCCTTCAAATGTAATATTTCCACTTGCTAGTGTTATAGAATTAGCTGTTCCAGTACCTGATCCTCCTGCAACTATTTCTCCTGATTCCAGACGGGTTAATCCAAGTATATTGGCTTGAGTTGAGCCTAACCCTGCACTAGTGCTTCCAAAAGTTATAACATTAGCAGCCAGATTACTGGTGGGGATTGAAGATGCAGTCGTAAATACAGTTCCTGTCTCATCAGGTAATGTAATTGTTCTATCAGCTGTAGGATCTGTAACAGTTAAAGTTGTTTCGAAATTATTAGCTGTAGCACCTTCAAATATGATATTTCCAAGTGTTATCTTTATAGAATTAGCTGCTCCATCGGCTGTTCCTGAAACTAATTCATTTGTTACTAAACCAGTTATCCCAGTTAAAGTAGTGGATGTAGCCCCAAGAGAAATATTTGTACTACCTATTGTTAATGAAGAATTAGCCAGCTGACCATTAGGTATTGCACTGGTACCAAACTCTCCTGTTCCAGAATTGTAAGTTAGACCAGATCCTGAAGCCACACTTAATGTTCCTCTTGTATCAGAACTGGATGGACCTGTATATGTGATTACCCCAGTTGAACTGTTGTAAGCAAGACTTCCCTGACCACCTGCATCAGTTACTGAGACTGATCCTCTAGCTCTAGCATTTGTAAAGTATAAATTTGTATTCTCTCCAAGGTCGGCTGTAGTATTACCAGCAAAGTCTAATTTATCCGTAGGAGTATTCACTTCCTGGAATAAACCACTTACCAGCGTAATCGCCTTACGAGTTGCCATCTTTTAATTACTACTGTTAGTTTCTTATTTGATAAAAAACTTTTATTATTCTTCTATTTTATCTTTAACAATTTTAGCCAAGACGAATAGGACGCTTTATTCGTACAATTAATTCACTGGTATTTGCTGCTTCTCCTACAACAGTTAAGAATTGTCCAGATGTAGTCGGAGGAGTTTTAGTAATTGATCCTGCACTTGCAGCAGATAAAAAGAAAATATCTCCGGCATCTAATGTCTGTGTTCCTGCAACTACCTGTCCAGAAACTATTATACGAACAATCTGTCCTGCGGTCTGTGTGGTTTCTGCAAATCCTGCAACAGTTGCTTCATCTAATGTTCCATTTGCAACAGCTTTACCTACCTTACCATCTGAAGCCCTGGAATATAATGCATCTCCCTGTGAAACATTCTCAAATGCCTCAGTCCGATATGCTGCTATTTTGAATACGATAGGGTTAGGCATAGTCTGCCTAAAGTCTTCCAATATAGCAACTAAGCCTTGCACGTTAGCTGCATAAGGTTCTAAATCTTTTACAACAGTCATTATTTTAAAAGAATTGGGGGTTCAATATGAATTGCAAAGTCAGTAGCAGTAGATGCTTCTCCCACACGGGTTACAGCTTTTCCTGCACCTGAAGGTGGAGTTGTTGTAATAGCTCCAGCAGTTGAATCTGATAAGAAAAACAAATCCCCTGGATTTAAAGAACTTAAAGTTTTAAGACCTATAACAACAACTTTCACAGTGCTATTTGCACTAACAGTTGAATTAGCAAAACCTATAACTGTAGCATTTTCTAAAGTTCCATCAGCTGCACTTGCTTTTCCTACCTGACCATCAGAAGTACGCATAAATAATGCATCACCATCGGTCACATCCTGAAATGCAGTTGCATTAAATCCAACTTGAAATGGAGCAAAAGTAGGGAAGCCTTCTTTTAAATCCAACAGTGCATCTACTAAACCACGAAAATTATTTGCATATGGTGAACGAGTCATGGTAAATCCATTACCAGTTAATAGATCTACTAATACTTTTATTGCACCTTCTAAGTTTGGTTCTCCTTGTGCCATATAGTCTGAACAGTTTATATAAACATTCTAAGTTGTTAAATCCCTTAGAATATAGATAGAGAGAAACAAAAGATTTAATGGACCCAGAAATTATTGCTATTGCTGTGACCAGTGGATTAGCAGCTTTCACTGGTGTT